CTGGCTTGGTTCGTGAGGGTATCGAGGTGGTCTTTATATGAACTACGAAGAATTGGCGACACTGGCGCGGGGCGTTTTGCGTGAAATGGGCGCACAATTCACACTGACACGCGAATCAGGCGGTGCGTATAACCCGACCACTGGTGTCGAGGTGCCTGTTGTCACTAGCTACACTGGCGCGGGCGTGTGGGGCGTTTACAATCAGCAGCAATACAACGATCAAATCCAGTCTGGTGACGTATTGCTGACGCTTGAGGCCACCACCACAGAACCAAAGATTGGTGACAAAGTGGCAGGGTATAAGGTTGTGAACGTCATTAAAACCGCGCCAGATGGCGCAACGGCGGTGATTTATGAACTTCAGTGCAGACATTAAAAAGGCCGCGAAAGCGATGGGAAAAGACGCCGATGAAGTGCTTGCCGCGAACGTGCTGAAAATGGCTGGCAAAATTATCAAGGCAACGCCCGCGCTAACAGGCACAGCAAGAAACAACTGGTTTTTTAGTATTGACACCGAGGCAAGCGGCGAGCGAGATGGCAAAAAGCCAGCGCCAGACGCACACGCAAACGCGGTTGATACGGCAACGAAATTTTCGTTCGGTCATGTTTTTTACATCATAAATCGAGTGCCATACGTCAGGCATTTAGAGAACGGAACGCCAAAAATGAAACCGTTCGGCATGATTAAAAGCGCGCTGGACGACTTGCAAGAGTCTTTGAAAAAATACAGGTGATTTGAATGGCAACGCATTATTCGGATATTTCAGCGGCATTAGACGGGCGGCTTGACGCGCTGGGTGAGTTGGTCGCGTGGGAAAATCGACACTTTGAAGCGCCGACAGATGACACACTATTTTTGCGGCAAACTAATCTTGCTGGCGATACGGTGCAAGCTGAACTTGGCACGAATGGCCAAGATTTTTCTATTGGAATTTATCAGGTAGATATAATCGGCACGTTCGGCAAAGGTAAAGCGCCACTTTATGCCCTGTCAGACGCCGTATGCGATCACTTTGCGCGCGGGCAGGTAATGACATACAACGGAATCAAAGTGCGGGTGCGCGGCAACAAGCGCGGCGCAATGATCACAGACGAACAACAGGCGATGATACCTGTTGAAATTTTCTATGAAGCGTACACAGCCGCACGATAGCTTTTGGCAGTTTTTGCGGTATTATGAATAAAACTTAATTGAGGATTACGACAATGGCAAAAGCAGTCGGCGCACAGCATGAAGCGGATTTCGTAGCGGAATCAGTTTTTGGCACGACCCCAACGACCCCAGCAATGACGCCAATTCGCCACACTGGTTTCACTTTGGGTTTAACTAAATCAGCAATCCAAAGCGCAGAATTACGAGCAGACCGTCAAATTTCTGACTTGCGACACGGTAACAAATCGGTCGCGGGCGATATTTCTGGCGAGTTTATTTATGGCAGTTTTGATGAATTTCTTGCCGCTGCAACTGGCGGTTCGTGGGCGGCGGGCGTTCCCATTGCTGGAACAGACCAGTTAAAGGTTGGCGAAGTTTTGACCAGCTTTACAATTCGCCGCTGGTTCAGCGACATTAATGCGTATGAAGTTTTCACGGGCGTTCGCATGGGCGGGTTCAGTCTATCCGTGCAGCCAGACGCCGTGGCCAGCATTTCTTTTAATTGCGTTGGCAAAGACAAGATCGCCGAGGACATTTCTGGCGCTACCCAAAACGTTGTTGATACCAATTCGCCGTTGACTGGCCACGAAATTGGCACAATCAAGGAGGGCGGTGTGGCTTACGCGGGTATGACTGGCATCGAATTGTCACTGGCCAACGGTGTCGAATCAGCTTTTGAACTTGGCAGCGATACCACAGGCGACCACATCATAGGCCGCAGCAACGTGACTGGCACGGTAACAGCCTATTTCACCAGCGCGGCATTGCTGACTAAGTTTATCAACGAAACTGAATCGAGCCTTGAATTTACGCTTACCGATTTGGACGGGAACGCCGTTCGGGTTTTTGTGCCGCGCATTAAGTACACAGGCGGCCAGCCAGACGTTAGCGGTGAGGGTGCTGTATTGCTTTCAATGCCTTTCCAAGCGCTTTACGACACCGTGACTGGCACAAACTTGGTTATTGAACGGAACCCAGCATAATGAGATTTGACGATTTTATTGCCAAGCATGGCACGGCCACAAAGCAGGGCGCTGGCGCAAAATTGCCAGTCGGCGACACTGGCGAATTTTTGGTTGTAGTTGGTTTAGAATCAAAAATTGGTCAGGCCGCGTCTTGGGATATGGCACGGCTGGATAAAACCAGCCTGAATTTTGCTGACGACATGCGGGCTATTTATGCCCGCTTTGTCATTGACTGGTCTATCGAAGATAAGCTGACGCATAAAAAAGTTGTTCGCATTTTTGAAGAACGCCCAGCAATGATGGCCGAGGTAATCGAGTTTTCGCAGAACAGCGGAAATTTTACAGCGCCCTAGTCGATGAACTGGTGGCCTTTGCAGAAAATGAATTTGCATTGGCCACAACCGTTGGCAGCACAGGGCAGACCAAACGCCACCATTTTGAAATGCTACAGCGCGGCGGGTTCGCCGTACCAGAATTAGAAAACGCGCCAAAAATGCCAGAGCGGTTGGGCTATTTGTGGGGCGCATATATCGAAATCGTAAACGCTGGCTGGTCACTTGGTTTTTCCGAGATTAAAGCATGGTCGGAAATGGCTGGAATCGAGTTTAAAGGCTGGGAAGTTGGCGCGTTGATCAAACTTGAGAGAGCGAGGAACAGCAAAAATGGCTAGTTATATGTCGAAATTCGGAATCAAGATCGAGGCGACTGGCGCAGATGTTGTCACGAAACAAATTGATGATGTGGCCAACGCTGCCGATGGCGCTGAAAAATCCACTGGCAAACTCTCAGACACACAAACACGCTTAAAAGGCGCTTTTCAGTCAGTCACGGCACCAGCCAAAATGATGATTGGAGCGGCCACAGCTTTGGCGGCGGCTTATACTGCCACTGTAGGCGCTGCCGTTTTGCTGACCAAAAGCCACGCTGAACAAGCCAAAGAATTGAAGTCATTAGCACAGGCGGCGGGCATAACCGCCGAAGAAATGCAGCGGCTACAATTTGCAACGGCTGGGCTGGGCTTCGACGCTAAAGGGCTTTCAGACGTTTACAAAGATATGAACGACCGAATCGGTGACGCTGGCATTGGTTCTGGCGCACTAATGGATTTCTTTGAAAAAATCGCGCCCAAAGTTGGCGTGACTTATGAGCAATTTAAAAAGCTAAATTCGGCGGATGCGCTTCAATTATACGTTTCCAGCTTAGAAAAAGCGGGCGCAAGTCAGGCCGACATGACTTTTTATATGGAAGCCTTAAGTAGCGAATCGACCAAGTTGCTGCCGCTACTGCAAAACAACGGCGCAGAAATGAACCGCATGAAAGAGCGCGCCCAAAGTCTGGGCATTGTGCTTTCTGAGGTCGAAATATCAAAGCTGGCGGCAGGTACAAAAGCATTCACTGAAACGGGCAAAATCTTTGGTTCGGTGCTTGATCGAATCAGCATGAACCTAGCGCCCATTATTAACGCCATCGCTGAAAAATTTTCAAACGCTGCAATCGAGGCGGGCGGCTGGGAAAAGGTTGTAAACGATTCTATGCGCCGCGCGGCTGTGTCTGTTGGCTATTTTGCTGACGGGCTGGCATTCGTTGGCAACGTGTGGGATTCGATCAAACTGGCCGTTGTAGGCGCTGAATTATTGGTTTTGAAAGTGTTCCAAGGCTGGTCGATGATTTCTGACTTGCTTTGGACGGGCATAGCCACTGGCGTTGAATGGGTGGTTGGAAAATTCAACTGGTTCGCCGAGGGAATCAACACCCTAGCGCCGAAAATGTTTTTGCCCATCGCAAAATTTGCCGACTGGGTTTTTGACGGTATCGCTGAAAAAATCAACTGGGTTTTTGAGCAGATCAACAAACTGCCCGACCGAATAATGGCGCCCATTGAACTGATACCAGTCGGCGAAAATAGCTTTGTCGATCAGCTTGAGGCACTAGCTGGTGTCGGCATGGCTATCGTTCCGACTATCGATATGGAGCCTATAGCAAAAGGCACCAGCGTTGTTACAGACAATATCACCCGATTGATTGCCGTGGCGTCAGATCAGGCCGCTGGATACATCGAACAGATTTCCGCGCCGCTACCGTCTGACCGAATAATTGGTTTTTTTGACGAAGTTATTGCGGCGGCAGATGAAGCTGCCGAACTTGATATTGCGCGAAAGCAAGACGAAAAAGATAGAGCGGCTGAACATGCGGCCTATTTAACACAGCTTGAAAAAGACAAGGCGGCAGAAATTGCGGCAATCAAGCTGGCAGATGACACCGAGAAACTTGTTAGCCTACAAAATTCAAAAACATGGAACGACAGCCGCGAAAAGCGCGCCGCGAAAGAGAAACAGATGGCGGCTGACAAGCTGGCGTTCGATGCTGACATGAACGAATTACAAAAAGCGGCATGGGTTCGTCATTGGCAGATAATGAGTGCGAATGAAGCGGCGGCCACAGCCAAGGCAAACGCCGAAAAACTTGCGAACGAACAGATGGTGGCTGACCAAAAGGCCACGATTATGAGCGGCGCGGCGGCGGTGGCCAATCACTTAATGGAGTCGGGCAGCAAAAAAGAATTTGAAGCAGGTAAAGCCGCTTCAATCGGGATGGCACTGATTAACACTTACCAAGGCGCGACCAAGGCATACGGGCAAGGCGGCATTCTTGGCTTTGCGGCAGCGGCCAGCGTGATTGCGGCTGGCATGATTCAGGTTAACAAGATCAAGAACACCCAATTCGGCGGCAAAGGCGGCAGCGCGACGGCACCAGCAGCGCCACCAGCGGCAGCACAAGCCAGCGGCGGCGGAGGCCAGATGCAGCAGGTTTCAGTGAATATCACTGGCGGGCAATTTGGCGCGGGCGCTGGTGACGATGTGATTGACAAGTTGAAAGACTTTTTCAGCCGCGATGGTGTATTATTTGACGGTGCTTCAACACAAGGGCAGGTGGTCGCAAATGGTTGATATTGTATATACAGCTAAACGTGAATTGGTTAACACTTTGGGCGCGACTGTTGTCATTTCGCCCGCGCTTCAATCGTTCGAGCGCAGCACAGAGGCAAGAAAAACAGAGGCCGTTTCTATGGGCGGTCAACGGCAGTCAACATTGCACTACATAGCGAACAGCTGGCAGGTTTTGACCATGCCAATTTTGCCCGCCGACCGTCCAGAATTTGATGAATTTATTTTCTCAACGATCAATGGCGAAACTTTCGATTTCACTGACGTTGACGATGGCACGGTTCGATCAGTGCAACGCACTGGCCAGCATTCGCGGGAACGCGTAACGACTGGAACGGTCGATTTTTTCACCTATAGTTTCACCATTCGCGAGGTTGTTTAATGCGGTCATTTTCCAGCGCCTTTATGGAGTCAAACGTCCAGCGCACACGTTCGCCAAGAATCGCCGCCAAGGTCACGAACAGTACTGGCGTTTTTTGGCTTGTTAGTCACGCCGATATTGCAACAGGCGCGACACAATACGAGGGCATAATGGCGACTGGGCTTACGACCCAGACCATTGAACCAGAAAAGGGCGTTTCTGTTTTGGGCGGCATGGATATTGCGACCCGTGACAACGGTTTGACCGCCAGATTGCGCGCAATTCTTTCAACAAACGATACAATCGTTGGCGATAAAGTTGAGTTATGGATTGGCTATGAAGAAATGGCTTTTGTTGACTATCAGCTTTTGGCTACGTATTGGGTTGACGGTGTCGATAATACTTTTGATTCTTACGTCATTCGATTGATTGATACGCAGAGGTTCATTAAAAGGTCGGTATTTTCTAAGAAGTCGACCCAGCTTTTCGGCAGTTTCACAAGCACAGGCACGCTTACCGAAATCGCGGTTGTCAGTACGGCTGGATTTGAAATGGTCGCGCACGACAGCGATTGGGCTGACGAGCCGAATTCAACCGTGGGCTATGTGAAAATCAAAGGCGTTGACAGCGATGGCGCTGACGTTTTCGAGGTTTTGCGCTATACAGGGCTGACTGATAAGAAATTTACAGGCGTTACCCGTGGCGTGTTGGGCACGAAACAGATAAGTGCGAAAGGAACGGCTGACGGCAATGGCGCGGTTTCAGAAGTTGAAGAATTTATTTACCTTGATTTAAATATTCCGAAAATGATTTTGGCGGTAATGACTGGCGACCTTTATGGTCAGGCTGGTGCCCGCTTGCCCAGCCATTGGCACGCTGGATTGACTGCCGACAAGGTTGATTTGCTATCGTTTGAGTTGATCGGCGCTGACTTGTGGGCGGTTCCGCTGTCATTTATGAACCCAAAGCCCATTGACGCCAAGCAGTTTATCGCAAGCCAAGCCATGCGCCCAGCCAACCTATTTCTGAAAGTTGACGCCCGCGGCGAGTTGAAACTTAAAAGATTTTCGGCGATTTATCAGAAATCCGCGCCAGATGGATATATCGACAGCACAAACGCGGTTAGCTTTTCAGAAATCAAGCGTGAAGCGAAAGCCATTAAAAACCGCTTCGAAATTCTATGGGAATGGCGGCACGACATTGAAAAACATGCCCGCCGATCAATTTTTATTGATCAGGATTCTATTGACCGCAACAATTTCACCAGCGACATTTTGTCCATAAAAATGGACGGTGTGCGTAACAGGTCGCAAGATATTCAACACACTTTGGAACAATTCGCCGAGGGCATACGCGCCCGATATTCAAACCCAGCAATCAAAGCCAGCGCCACTGTTTTTCTTTCTGACGCTGTGCAATATGAAGTTGGCGATCTGGTGCTTGTTTCGCTGCCATACCCAGATTATGCAGACACAGACACGTTCGAGACAACAATGGAAATTCAAGGAGTTTCTATTGATTTCGCGGGCGGAACTTCAACGCTGGCGCTTTTTGGTACAAGCGGCGAGCCAACGCAAATAGACTTCGAGAAAGGCGTTGACCCGACAGTGATAAATCACACAGGCTGGACGCAATTACCAGCGGGCTTGACTGGTTCATACACTGACGCGGGCGGAACGCTTAGAATAACAGGCACGGCATCGCTAACGGGCGGCGCTACAACGGCCAGCGGGCGCTATTGGTATGACGGCAACATTATAATCGAAACTGGTGGTGTTCTTGAAACTTCACTGAATACAACTATCGACTGCAATGATATTTCGCTTATAGGAAATGCAACCATAACATCGGCTGGCAGGGGTTTGAACGGTGGCGCTGGAATGCCAGCGGGTGACACTTGGACGGGCGTACAAGGCCAACAAGGTTTTTTTGGCGGTAAAGATAACGCTGACGAGGGAATCGATTCAATCTGGGGATTTAGTGGAACCAAGGTGTCACGCGATGCGTGGCGGCCATCGTCTGCCAATGTTGCAGCAATATCAAATTCCGTGAAAGGGATAATACTTTCTATAAATGAAAACGACGAAATCGTTGGCCTACCAACAACGCTAATGGGTTCAAGTGGTTCTGGCGGCGCACGGGCACGGGCATTAGTGAACATAACAGGCGGCAAGGTTTGGGCGGCTGGTGGTGACGGTGGCAAGTCTGGCGGTGGCATTGTTTTGGTGTGCGACAATCTTTTTGCCGATGCGAGTGCGAAAATAATAACCAACGGCGGCGATGGTTCCGAGGGCGGAACAACACAGCAGATTTATGCTGGCAGCGGCGGAAGTGGTTTCGCTGGCGCGTGTGTTGTATTGATCAAACAATCGTCAAGCCCAATACCAATTCTGTATGCAAACGTCGAATCGAAATCTGGGAAAAAGCCATACGGTGCGTTGATTGCTGGAACAACCAGCTATACGAGAGCGCGCGAAACAGATGCATATTTGGAGCGAGATTACACTTGGCTTCCGTACCAAACAACAGCACAAGCGGCAACGGTAGACGCTGACTATAGGAATTCCCTATATATTGCGCGTTACATAAAAAAAGCTGGTACTGCTACGCAAGTGGCTGGCGCTGGTGCTGACGGAACATGCCCGCCGCCTACAGCTTTGGCATTGGTCTATACGCCAGACCCTACCAGCGCGGGTTACGGTTACATAACGGCCACAGCCACACCGCCGAATGACCCAGACTATTCATACACAAAATTCTCATATTTTAAATGGGAAATAGTTTGGGATGATTTGGTTATTTTTGACTGGGATACAGGCATAACCGTTCCAGTTGGCGCTGAACTTGTCGAAACATTTTTGCCGCACGACTTGAATGAAGAAAACGCATTTTTAGTTTCGCGAGGTGAAATTTACAGCACTGGTTTTAAATTTTATGCTAGATCGGTTTCAAAAAATGGCGTTTCGTCTGCCCCAGTTTCGGCGGTTATAGGCATTAAGATCGAGGCACCTTTTAACCCTGCAACCGTTCCGAACATAAGCGTTTCGGATTTTTTAACGTCATACGCTGAAACAGTGACGACAACGTTAGATGTTTTGGTTACTGACGGCGGGAATAATTTTGTTAAACAGTACGAAGTTGAATACGTTCTTGGCGCTGAAAACGATGGAGATTCCAGCTATCAGAATGTGGGCACTGGCACAAACGGCGTGTTCAGGATACCAAACGTCGAAGATAATGGCGTGTATTACATTAGGGCACGAACGCTTTCGTTCGATGGCCGCTTGTCAGTCTGGCGAACGGTTACGTACCAAGTTGTCGGCCAGACAGAACCGCCTGAAAACGTCACTGGATTACTGGCGAACGTGCTTGGGAATCAGGTTTTTTTGTCGTGGGATGCTGTCGGCGATCTTGATTTGTCGCATTACCGTGTTCGTTTTTCAAGCGCCACCAGTGGGGCGACATATTCAAACGCACAGGACTTAATAACAAAAGTTGCGCGCCCGTCTGTGTCGTGTTTTGTGCCAGCCATGACTGGAACGTACTTTGTCGTGGCTTTTGACAAGCTGGGCTTGCGGTCACTTGAACCAGCTAAGGTTTCTATCACCACAGACATTGCTGGCATTGGATTGCTGAACGTTGTTGAAACAATAACGGAATCGCCGAACTTTCTTGGCCAGCGTGAAAATGTGACGGTTCGCCGCTTCGGGTTTTTCGGCGCTGAAAAAGAATTGTTACTTGATACTGCCACCACATTCGATTTGGCGACTGGCGATTTTGATCTTGCCTTTGGTCTTTTTGATGGCGGAACAGGTTCGGTAGCGGCTATTGGTTATTATTATTTTTATAATACGCTTGATCTGGGAGCGGTTTTCACTTCAAGAATATCATTTGATTTTGATGTAAAATACATTGGATATATTGATACCTTTGACAGCGTTAGCGATAATTGGTTCGATTCGCGCGGCGGCCTTTTTGACGGTTCCCCAGATGACTTCGATGAAACAACGGCATCGCTAGAAATGAGAACAACGCAAGACGACCCAGCAGGTTCGCCAGTGTGGTCTGAATGGCAGAGAATTTTCGTTTCTGACGCTACGGCGCGGGCTTTTGAATGGCGCGTTGTAATGCGCTCACAAGATACATCGGCCTCGCCACGCATTACAGATTTGCGCGTATTCGTTGATATGCCTGACGCGCTACAGTCTGGGAATGACATTGTTTCCGCCGCCGCGCCTTATGTTGCAACATTTGATAGACCGTTTAAGGTTTTGAAAGCTGTTGGCATTGCGACCCAAAACGCGCAAACTGGGGATTATTACAATATCACAGCGAAATCGAATACTGGTTTTACTGTCGAATTTAGGAACGCGGCGGGCGCTTTGGTCAGTCGCGAATTTGATTATCTAGCAAAAGGCTACGGGCGAGGGTTATAGAATGAGCCAACACGATTACGTCATAAACAACCAAGGTTTCCCCGCTACGCGGGCAGACTTAAACGCACTGGCTGACGCCATTAAAACTGTCAACGCTGGCGCGACCGCACCAAGCGTAACCGCACCATTTATGCCGTGGTACGATACCGCCAATAGCGTTCTTAAAATACGAAATCAGGCCGACACGACTTGGGTCGTGAGTGCTGGCCAATATCAGGTTGGCACGGCGGCGGGTGATATACCGCTAAATTCAGACCTGCCAACATTCGGCACAGCAGCCACAAAGAACACAGGAACGGCGGCGGATCAAATACCGCTAAATTCTGACCTACCAACATTCCCAACATTCGGCACAGCAGCCACAAAGAACACAGGAACGGCGGCAAATCAAATACCGCTAAATTCTGACCTACCAACATTCCCAACATTAGGTACAGCGGCATCGGCAGACGTCACCACATCGACAACAGACACCACGGCGGGCAGGTTGGTGAAAGTCGGTGACGATGCGAGCGTGGTGCTTACAGGGGTTGGCGGTGGTGGTGGCGGCGGGTTAGTGACGACCGTAGATAGTATGTCAAGCGCCGCAATGCCAACGGTGACGAGCGCCGCTAATTTGGCGTTGTATGGGATAGCCGCAGGAGATGCAATAACGTCGGGCGGAGAAAACACAGCATTCGGCACAAATGCACTCTCTACAGCAACAATCGGCGCGAATAACGCCGCATTCGGCACAGATTCACTTAGTTTACTGACGTCGGGCGGCAACAACGCCGCTATGGGCAAATGGTCTGGTTATAACGTAACCACGGGTTCTTGCAACTCGGCACTGGGTTCTTGGGCGTTGTTTGCCGATACGACAGGCGCGTATAACACAGCCATCGGGTATCAGTCTGTGAGGTATTGCGTATCAGCAGATTACAATACTGGTGTGGGCTATCAGGCTTTGAACAAAGCCACGTCAGCAGGTAATACTGCGGTCGGCGCAAAGGCAGCGGTGGCAACTACCACAGGCGCGAATAACATAGCAGTCGGATACAATGCCTTGCTTGGTAATACCGAAGGCGCGAATAACACAGTCGTCGGTACTACGGCACTCTATGGCAACGTTACAGGAAACAATAATACATCCATTGGTTCTGATTCAATGGCATATAATTCAAGCGGTAGTCATAACGCGGCAGTCGGATTCGAGAGTCTGTGGGGCGTAACGGGAAACTATAACACTGGCATTGGTTCTGGCGCTTTAAGGCTGGCGGGTTCGGGTGGCGGGAACATAGGCATCGGCGGCAGGAATAGCGCGGGCGTAGTGGCGCCAGCGTTTGCCATAACAACCGAAAGCAATCATATTTCGATGGGCACAACATCGGTGACAGACGCACACATTCAGGTTGCGTGGACTGTAGTTTCTGATGCAAGGGACAAGACGGAGTTTGCACCAGTGCCGCATGGATTGGATTTTGTTAACGGCCTAATTCCTACAGCGTATAAATTCCGTGTTGATCGTGAGAGCGAAGAAACAAACGGGCGAGTGCGCTACGGATTCAAGGCGCAAGACATTCTCGCACTTGAGGGCGATTCGCCCGTCATTATTAATGCAGATGACGCAGATAAACTACGGTATAACGAAACCGCGTTAATTCCAGTATTGGTTAACGCAATCAAAGAACTGACGGCAAGAGTGGCAGAATTGGAGTCGAAATAATGGAAAATTTAACTGCGGCAGAAAAAATAGATCGGCGCTACTCGGCGGCTATGGATAGCTTAAAGATCGTCAATGACTTAGGCGCAAAGGAAACGCTGACTGACGAGGAGCAAGAAAGATTTGAACAAAACAAATACCATCTGGAGTGGGTTGTTAGTCGCGATTTTTGGGGTGACAGAGACTTAACGCCATTTGAAGACGCAATCGCATAATGGCGGCCTATGACACGCGCTGCAAAGATTGCGGCGCGCTTGCTGAAATCAAAAAGCCGATTGATGACCCGTTGCCGCCATGTAAGGAATGCGGCGCGGAATTGGTTGTTGTGATAACAGCGACACCGATTCACGCGAAAGGAACTGGATGGGGTACGAAATGAGGCACTTTGAAGAATCAGAATTTCAGGGCTGGTTTGAATCAATGTCCCCACAG